TGACCCCGGCTATTCTGGGGCCATTGTTGCGGCGCGCGACGGCAAAGTCTTCGCCGTCCACGATATGCCGTTGATGCAAGGAAAGGCCGGCAAGAACCTGCTGAACCTGTCCGCGATTAGCGACATCTTTGTGAAGCTAATCCGCAACTGTGACGGCCAGCCAATCCGTGTCCACATCGAACGGGTCAGCGCTATGCCGGGCCAAGGCGTGTCGTCGATGTTCCGCTTCGGCGAGGGCTACGGCGCAGTTCAGGGCATCGTTGCCGCCCACGGACTGCCCATCACGTTCATCGGCCCGCAAGAGTGGAAGAAGCCGCTGGGCCTTATCGGGGCGGACAAGGACTACGCCCGCACCCTTGCAATACAGACCTTCCCTGAATTATCATCGCAACTTGCCCGCAAGAAAGACATTGGCCGGGCAGATGCAATTTGGATTTGTTTACATACTGGAGCAAAATGAATACCGCAGAAAAAATTGATTCGTACCAAAACGTTCACGCCGAGATGATTGAGAAAGCCAAGAAGGGCGCTTCCAAGAACGGCGCGAAGAACAAGACTTACATTTACATGGCCGACGGCACGATTGAAACCATCATCGGCCTTGCAGAAAAACTTGGGGTTAGCCCCGAGGCCGCGCGCAACAGGGTCAAGACCAGACAAGCAAAGCGCATCCCCCTTACCATTACTAACTTAAAGGACATTAGCAAATGACTGACACCACTATACCCCCGGCGTTCGATATTGAAGACAAGAAGCAGATGGTCGGCTGGGAGCCGCGAAGCCGCGCGCGCTGGTCCGACATGGACGTTGCACTCGTTCGCGAACACTACGCCAAGATGTCGGCCGCCGACTTGGGCAAGATGATTAACCGAAGCCCCGTTGCCATCGCCAATCTGGCCAGCCGTCTGGGTCTGAAGAAGACCAAGGCCGAGCGCGGCGACACCATTTCCCATGGCCGTCTGCGCCTGAAGAAAGACAAGGCCGCGTTAGTCGAGGCCATGAAAGAAGCCCGGCGGTTCTTGTTCGACCAAGACCACTTCTCGGCCATCCGCGTGCTGGAACTGGCGATTACTGCTTACGAATGAAACCTTATCCATACCAAGAAGTAGGCGCGCGCTGGTTGATGTCCAAGAAGCGGGCGCTGTTGCTGGACGAGATGGGCTTGGGCAAAACACCGCAAGCCCTAATCGCGGCGGCTATGTGCAACGCCCGAACCATTGGCGTCATCTGCCCGGCCATCGCTCGGACCAACTGGCGCCGAGAGTTTGACCGCTGGGTCAACAGTAGCGCCGACTTTTTTGTTGAATCGTATGACAAGGTCGTGTCCCGTGACGACGTCCGTAAAAAGATGATGGGCCGCGACATCCTGATTATCGACGAGGGCCACTTCCTGAAGAACCGAACGGCCAAGCGAGTGACGGCTATTTACGGGCGGCACGCTTGTGGCGATGGGGTCATAGCGACTTGTAAGAAAGTCTGGGTGCTGACCGGCACCCCAGCCCCGAACGACGCGTCCGAGTTATGGACGCATTTCCGCGCCCTGTTTGGTGAGAATCTCAACTTTCGAGATTGGGTTAAGCGATACTGCCACTACAAGGAAACGCAGTTCGGGATTCAGATTATGGGCAACAACAAGGCCAACCTGCCGGAACTCAAGGCCAAGTTAAAAGCCGTATCGCTTCGCCGGGTGACTTCCGAAGTCATGGCCGAGTTGCCAGCGATTATATGGCAAGACGTTATCGTTGACGCCAAGACGGTCAAGGCCGAGAAAGAAAGCATCGAGGCGGAATCGTTACGCTTGTTGTTAGATTCCCTTGGCCCAGAGGGCGACGAACAGGCGGCCGAGGAACTTGCAAGGGCGGCGCCCCACATGGCCCAGATACGCCGACTGACGGGCCTTGCCAAAGCCCCGGCGGTTGCTGAGATGGTGGCCGAGGAACTGGACAACGGCGGAGCCAATAAGGTGCTGATTTTTGCACACCACCGGGACGTCATATCCGAGTTAAATAATCTCTTGACAAAGTATAATCCAGTAGTTATCGTAGGTAGCACGACAAACGACCAGCGGGTTAGCGCGATGGATGCGTTTCAGACTGACCCGAACTGTCGGGTGTTTGTTGGGCAGATTACGGCGTGTTCGACAGCCATTACGTTGACCGCCGCGAATCAAGTTGTGTTCGCTGAAGCAAGTTGGACGCCGGCGGAAAATATGCAAGCGGCCAAGCGCGCGCACCGCATTGGCCAGAAAGAAGTGGTAAAGGTAAAGATGGTTGGGCTGGCGGATTCGTTGGATGAAGCAGTCACCCGAGTATTAGCAAGAAAAGCACGAGCAGTTTCACAAATCCTAGAGGACTAACAATGAGAATACAATTTGAGTTTCAAGACGGAGATGCTAAAGCCATCTCTTTTTTCACCGCTTTGCTGAGTGCTATGAAGGCAGAGCAACAACCGGAGCAGAACCATGAAGAACAAACGATTGGAAAGCAAGACGAAGAAAGCAGTCAAGATAGAAGTAGTGAAGAAAGCGGTAGCCAAGAAAGTAACGAAAGCCCAGCCGAAACAGCCCCAACCAAGGACGCCGCGTTCTCAGCGCTCCGAACGTATATCAGCGAGAATGGCGGCACCGCCGCAAAAACCCTCTTGGGTGAGTTCGGCGTGGCGCGCTTTGGTGAACTGGACGAAGCGCATTACGGGGCTTTGATTGCCCGTCTGGGAGCCTGATATGACCGCGCACGCTGTGTTTGGTGCATCTTCGTCGAGCCGGTGGATGTCATGCCCCGGCTCGGTGGAACTTTCCAAGGGCATCGTCGAACCGCCAAGTGAGTTCGCCGCCGAAGGAACTGCGGCGCACGAACTTTCCGAAATGGTTTTACGTACCGAACTGCACACGTCCAACTGGCTCGGTGAGAAAATCGAAGCCAGCGGTTTTACGTTCACCGTTGACGGCGAGATGGTCGATGCCGTTCAGATGTATGTCGATTTCGTGCGCGACCTGTCGGCGGAGTACGGAACCGCCCCCATGCTGGAACACCGATTTGATTTGTCAAAGCTACAACCGCCCGCGCCGATGTTCGGTACCGCCGACTGTGCGTTTTATGTCGAAGGCGAACGCCTTCTGCATATTGCAGACCTGAAGTACGGCCGAGGCGTTCCGGTCAGCGCACACGACAACCCGCAGTTGAAATACTACGCTTTGGGTATGTTGCTGTCGTTGCCGGCCGACAAGCCGGTGCGTACGGTTCGCATGAGTATTTGCCAGCCGCGCATCAACAACTTCGACAACGCCGAGATTAGCGTCGAAGAACTGCTGGACTTTAGCGCGGAGTTGCTCGACGCGGTCCATGCCGCGATTAAGCCTGACGCCGCGCTGGTTCCGTCCGAATCGGCCTGTAAATTCTGCAAGGCCAAGGGCAAATGCCCAGCGTTGCGCGAAACCGCCTTGACTGTCGCTCAGTCTGAGTTCGGCGAGATACTGGACCCAGCCGAGTTGCAACCCGAGCAGATTGGCGAACTGCTGGCTAAAGCAGATATGCTGGAAGAATGGCTCCGTGGCCTACGTAATATGGCGTTGTCACAAGCCGAAGCTGGCGTTGAGATTCCGGGCTTCACCCTTCAGGCCAAGCGCGCGACCCGTAAGTGGGTCAACGAAGACGAGTTCTTGGCGTGGGCCTACGACCAGAACCTTGAGGACACCGACTTGTTTGAGCGTAAGGTCAAATCGCCAGCCCAGATTGAAAAGCTGGTCGGCAAAAAGAATTTTAATCAGGACTTGACGGTATCGGTTTCGTCTGGTTACAATCTAGTCCCTGATGTTAAAAAGAACCGTCCGGCGCTCGGACGTGAAACTAGCGCAAGTGATGATTTTAACGTAAACCCGTAACCAAGGAAAACAGTATGTCTAAAGTAATTACCCCAGAAGCGGTACTCTCGTACCCCGCCCTGTTTGAACCGAAAGCCGGCCCGCAAGGCGGCGAACCGTTCTATTCTGCCGCCTTCGTGTTTCCAGAAGGCACCGACCTTTCCGACCTTAAGAAAGAAGCGCTGGCTGTCGCCCAAGAAAAGTGGGGCGCCAAGACTGTCGAACTGATTAAGTCCGGTAAAGTCAAACTGCCGTTCCGCACCGACGTCGAAGACAAAGGCTACCCAGAAGGTTCGGTGTTCTTCAACGCCAAGTCCAAGACCGCACCGGGCATCGTGTCGAAGTACGCGGGTGCCGACGGTAAGCCGGCCAAGATTACCAACCCAGACGAAATCTACGCTGGCGTCAAAGCGCGCGCGTCAGTTCGCTTCTACGCTTACGATACCAACGGTAATCGTGGCGTGGCAGTTGCGCTGGGCAACGTGCAGAAGACTGGCGAAGGCCAACGACTGGACGGCCGCATGAAAGCCGAAGACGAGTTCACCGCCGAAAAAGGCGACACGGACAACATCGACGACTTGCTGGCATGATTTACCGCCCGCCCTTCGGGGCGGGTTTTTTCTCGGAGCATAAAATGATTATTGGACTAACCGGCCGCAAGCGTAGCGGCAAATCGACCATCGCGCAGGCACTCGTTCACAAGGGCTTTACCGAGTTCTCTTTTGCCGAGCCTATCCGCACCTTTACAAAGATTCTTCTGGGCCTTGACCACGCCGGGCTGGAAGAAGCCAAGGAACAGCCCGTTAAATGGCTGGACAGCATCGTGACGCCGCGCTACATCATGCAGACCCTTGGCACCGAATGGGGCCGGCAGATGATTCACCCCGACATCTGGATTCGTTACTTGACCCGACGCATCACCGCGCCAGCAAATAGCGACGCCAACATTGTAATCAGCGACATCCGCTTCGACAATGAAGCAATCGCTCTGCGCGAGTTGGGAGCCAAGATTGTCCGTGTCGAACGCCCCGGCGGTGGTGAGGATTGGCACTCTAGCGAACATGGTGTTGCGCTCAAGTACGTTCACTTCGGCGTAATGAACAACGGCGAGTTGGCGGCGGTAAACGACATCGCTGACCTGATTGTCGAGAAGGCTAAGTGACAATTTCGATTGACTTTGAAACCCGGTCAATCATCGACCTGAAAAAGACCGGGGTTTATCCATACGCCCAGCACCCGACAACGGACGTCTGGTGCATGGCGTACGCCAAGGACGATGGCGAAGTCAACGTCTGGACGCCGGGCCAGCCAATACCGGAAGTCATCTTGAACGGCGCCAGCACCCAGCAGTTCAGGGCGCACAACGCGCAGTTCGAGCGTATTATCTGGCGCGAGATTATGCTCAAGCGCTACGGCTTTCCGCCGATTACGATGCAACAATGGCATTGTACGGCGGCGGAGTGCCGCGCTATGGGACTGCCGGGCGGACTGGATGGCGCGGCAAAAGCCCTTGGGCTGGAACACCAGAAGGACGCCGTCGGCCAACGCCTGATGCTACGTATGTCCAAACCGCGCACCGTTCAATCGGACGGCACGCTGACATGGTGGAACACGCCGGACCGCGTGGCCAAGCTGATTGATTATTGCAAGCAAGACGTTGTGGTCGAGCGCGCGATTGCCGCCAAAGTCCAACGCCTAACCGACGCCGAGCGCGCGGTGTATCTGCTCGACCAGAAGATTAACGACAGGGGCGTGCAGATTGACACACGCTTGATTGAGGCCGCCATTGACGTGGTGGACGCCGCCAACGAAAAAGCCAACGCCGACCTTTCCGAGTTGACCAATGGCGCCGTCACCAGCATTACCAAGAACGCCGACTTAAGCAACTGGCTCGGCGTGGATTCGGTAGCCAAAGCGCACGTCCGCGATTTGCTGGAAAAGGATTTGCCGCCAAATGTCCGACGGGTACTTGAACTCCGCCAAGAGGTCAGTAAGTCGTCGGTGGCAAAGCTGGTCGCCTTCATGGAATGTCGTTGCTCGGATAGCCGAGTACGCGGCTTGCTGATGTATCACGGCGCGGCAACCGGGCGTTGGTCTGGTCGTCTTGTCCAACCGCAAAACTTTCCGCGCGGCGACTTCAAGCATACGGTAATTGAAGGCGCGATTCCGCTGGTGCTGAACAAAGATTTGGAAGGCATTGATGCCTTGTATGGCTCGGTGCATAGCCTGATTTCGTCAATGCTCCGCGCGTGTTTCATCGCCAAGCCCGGACACACGTTATTCTCGGCGGACTACTCCGCCATTGAAGCGCGCGTGTTGGCGTGGCTTGCCAATGAGCAAGACGTCCTCGACGTATTCCGTAGCGGCCAAGACATCTATTGCCACGCCGCCACCGGCATCTACAA